TTGTATGCTAGATAATTCAAATTTCAAACTCACGGTTTTAAGAAGATCGCCCTGATCTTGTGGTATGGTACACCTTATAGTGTTATCAAATTCCACTTCACCTTCCACGTCTAAATCTTTAAAAAAGGGTGCAAAGTTAGTGTGTTTTTGAAAATTTTTTACGAAGTACGTGTATTCTGGATCATCTGTAAAAAAGGCGTCCTGTGGACCAGATATTTCTAATTGAACACGACCAGCCATTACTAGTATAACTCACTAAAATTTTAAACCACCAAGACCGCTTTCTATTCTTAAAACGTTATAGTTCACCGCATATACATACACTTTGTGACCAAAATTAGCGTTTGGTGTATCGAGTTCTATTTCTATTAAATTGTGTGCGATTCTACTCATATTAACTTGTCCCGTAGGGTAATACGTTTCGGGATTCATGGAAAAACTATATACACCGAAATTACCTTCCGTTATTCCCGTGTAATATTTCAATGGTTGTTCGTAACATAACATTAAAGTATCTGCGTCGATGATTGTATTATTGTTAAATTTAATGGTAACTTGTTTTATTGTTTCGTATTTATGTACATCGTCACTTATAGCTACAAAAAACATTTCTTTTACCGGGTGTTTAAAATTTAACATACCTGATTTTTTAGATACACCCGGGTTAAACTTAAACTGTGACATTTGAATTTGTGTCATAACGTATTCGATTGGTCGCGTTGATAAGAAACTCTTTTCGTTTTCGGTTATGAAAAAGAAATCGGAAACCAATGATACTTTTTTGATTGATGTTGAAACATCCGATGGTGGATCTGATATCACACCGTCCATATATGATACAACAACGTCTTCTAATTGTTTAAACTTTAATTCGATTTGAACTTGTTGTTTAGTTAGAGCACATACAGGAAGTGCTAAACTTGGATGCCTTAAGAAGTAAAAGGGTAATAAAATACTATAATCCCAATCCTGTGTTACGTTGATGTAATTTCCATGTGCGGATAAGAAGTAAAGTGTTTGTTTTATATCATCTTCGTTACTGTGTATATTGTTATACATGTGTATGTAATCCCCTGTTAAACGCTGAATAGTTTGACCACCGATACGTAAATCGGCGTAGTCTATTATTTGGGCGGCTATAGATTCCCTGTAACTTACTATTTTAACGTCTAATTGACCACCCATACCGGCATGGTTCTGACAATAATAGTGTAAAGTTGACGGTGTACTTGAACTATATGTTGGTGTAAAAGTAATTGTAGCTGTACCCGGGTTCGTAACACCATCCGTGTATTCAAACAGTGGTACACTAAATCTATAAGCTTCACCGGAAGACTGACTCAGAGATACTTTACCGGGGTACGTTGTAGTATCAACACTATTCGGGAAAGCGTCAGCTGGATTGTTATCTGTCCAGTCAGTATAATCGTTTTTTGAAACTTTTATCGTGTTCCACGACGGTGTAGATGGTACTCCCCAGTCGTTTGTTGAATTTTGCCATAGTTTATACACGTAATGCGTTGCTGTATCCAAACTTGTGTACCTCTTATAATTGTAATCAGTACCGACACCGTCAACAGGTGGTAATTCATCGGGTGGGGCATACGCAAATCTAAACGGGTGTGCTGGGTGACTTGCATTGTTGAAAGTATACGTTGTACCTTTATAAAGTGTGAGTGTTGCCTGTTCGACACCATCGATAAAAAATTTACTACCTGATTCCGAAACTGTAAATGTTTTATCTGGTGCTGTAGGTCTGGGTAAAGTAAATTTAAGCATCATACTTCTAATCAGATCACCCTTATTCCTTGGTATGTTACACTCGAACGAAGCATCGAAATCGGGGTCGCCGTTAAATGGGGTTTCTACGGCTTCGATTGAAAATTTTGTGTGTCGTTTATAATTCATCAGGAAATATGAAAATTCGGGTTCACCAGTAAGCCATTGGTCCTGGATACCAGTGACGGCAAGGTTTAATTTACCAGCCATTCTTACTCTATGTGAGTAAAATTTTATAAATTAAAACGAGGCGTTAAGTTAAATGAATCTTCAATTGAGAAAGTTCAAACCTGAAAGAATGGCAGACGATAAAGTTTGTGTTTTTATAGGTAAACGTAACACGGGTAAATCTACACTCGTTACTGATATTCTGTACCATAAGAAACATTTACCAGCAGGAATAGTCTTATCCGCCACAGAAGAAGGTAACCATTATTATCAACAATATATACCAGATCTTTTCATATACGGTGATTACGATAGAGAAGCTATAGAACGTGTTATGGATAGACAGAAAAAGTTGGTCGGTTCTGGTAAAACAAATTGTGGTGCATTCCTGTTATTAGATGATTGTATGTACGATGCAAAATTCATGAAAGATACGTGTATTAGACAGTGTTTTATGAACGGACGACACTGGAAGATATTTTTCATGTTAACTATGCAATATTGTATGGATCTTCCTCCCGCTCTCAGAGCAAACGTCGATTACGTGTTTATTTTGCGTGAAAATATAATTCAAAATCGGGAGAAATTGTATAAATCGTTCTTTGGTATTTTTCCAACATTTGAGATGTTTAATAAAGTAATGGATTCGTGTACCGAAAATTACGAGTGTTTAGTTTTAGATAATACGTCTAAGAGTAATCGAATAGAAGATTGTGTATTTTGGTATAAAGCGACACTTCGTAAAAACTTTAAGGTAGGTGCGCCTCAGTATTGGCAAACACATAAAAAGATGTTTAATCCTCGACATGGTAATCTGAAAATCGGTGATAGAAACACAGTTAAAAAGACGACTGCATTAAAGGTTATTAAGAAAAAATGATACGACTTTTTTCTAGACGATTAAGTTCAGCGTTAAATATATTCCCATTACCAGCACCAGCTCTAATACCCATGTATACTGAAATAAAAAAAGCACCACTTTCATCAGGTGAAAGTGATGAAGGGTACCGTATAATGGTGGATGTTTGTCACATCACAAAAACTATTTACATCGACGAAGACATGTGTGATTACGATAAGTTAAACGATTTACCGAGAATTGTAAAAGCGTTTGGGTGTTTATACCCTAACTATAATTTGAAGAGTTAATTATTTTAAGTTGTTATATTAAATGATAAGTGTTGTTATATTAAATTGGAAACGACCGGATAATATAGTAGACCATATATTACCAAAACTTGTTAATTACAAATTGGTTTCGGAAATTATCATATCCCATGGTAATAGTAAAACATATTTTCAAACACCCGAACTTAACATTGTTAAACATTACCAAGATGAAAAATTAAACGCAAATTTAGGTGTCGCTTTACGATTTTCGAGATCGTGTGATGCAAAAAACGATTGTATTTTAATAATTGATGATGACATGTTACCTTCTGAAAATTACGTTAATCGAATGTATAAAGAGTACAAAAAGAATCCAAATGTGGTTATAGGTTCAACAAAAAGATACGTTTCTGCAACGAATGGGTATTCGATTAAAGGTTTTTTACCAGATGATCAACAAATTGTATTAACCCAGATTTTAATGACAAATAAAACGATATGTAAAGATTTCATGAATGAAAAAAATAAGATGAATGATTTCGCATTGAAAGCTAAACCAGTGTGGAATGGTGAAGATATATTATTCAATTTAATTTACATTAAAAATTATAATAAAACGCCTATTCACCTAAAACCAAACGGTGATGATGTAACAAAATTAAAAACCAATAACGCAATAAGCAGTGATGCAGGACATCACGAATATAGACAAAATTTTTCAAAAGCTGCTTTAGAACGATACGATATTGATACTATCAATTATATACATACAAATGTATTAGTTTTTGTAATTGTAATACTTTTATTGATAATTTACATAACCAGGTAAATATTCAGGCTAATGCGTAAACGTAAAAAATCAAAAAACTCTATACATATAAATGTCGACCGACGTGAGTACTTTAAACCTTTCAGATAATAGCGATGGTATGGTAGCATTAAATAATAACATGTCTACTAATTTTATTGAAAATAATCAACAACCTGTTATAGAACCGCCGAATATTGTATCTGAAAAAAATATTGATTTTAAACAAAGTACTATGGACTCTACTCCAATTCAAGATGTTATGCAACCAGAAGCGCCACTCGAACCACCAATGATGGCGGTTGATCCACGAATGACACAGGCGCAAGCACAAGCGCCAATGATGGGTCTTCAACAACCAACTGAATCGAGAAAAAATACTTCTAGCCAAAACCCATTTAATTTAACTGATGACCAGTTTCAAGCTCTCGTGGTCGCTGTGTGTACTGCGATAGCGATTAGTAAGCCAGTTCAAGAAAAACTCGCAAATTTCGTACCACAATTTCTTAACGACCAAGGGAACCGAAGTGCCGTTGGTTTGGCTTCGACTGGTGCAGTCGCCGCCGTAGCATTCTTTTTGTATAAAAGATACTCTTAATCAGAATTAAAGTGGGAATACATTTTATCACCACCAAACAATAAATAAGCAATTATAAACCCAATGGTTAATCCTAATGCTCGAAGTCCAATAACAGCCACTGTACTCCGTGTATTTTTACCGAACCTAACAAAATCTTCTTTAATGTTTTCGTTTGTTTCTGTGATTGTAAGTGTAAAAAGTAAACCTATTATAGTCGATATTAAAAGAAATGGCATATCCAGGGAAAGACGACCCCACACTTTACCACCTCTTGGCATCATACCCAAAACGTTAGGTATAACAACCAATAAAACGATCACATTAGACCAGTATTCACTCGCGAGTAGTGGTACACTGGATAAAGATAGAATTCCATTCCATAATAAAATAGCTTTTGCTAAATCAATTTTAGTCGCTGACATTATTACATTTACCTTAGATTATTTATCCTGAACGTGTTTACCACAAAATTGAGTTTTGTTTGGTATTTCTTTATATATTCCGAGTTGAACGCACATGTCTCTTAATTTTTTAAAATTAGTCCAATACTCTTTATTGTGAGAATAATCATCGACCGTTGAGTGTGCGAGTTCGTGTATTAATACGTGGAATATTTCATTTGTATTTCCATCTAAACATAAACCAATTTCGTTACCTTTATTCGTATTGTATCCAATGTGTCCCCTTGTTCTGTGATACATTGTTAATGGTATTTCGTGACGTAAAATCTCGAACTCTTCATGCCCTGTGGTTTTGATATGTTCTCTGAGAATTCTATACTTTTCTCGTATTTCTTTTACTTTACCTGACTCTTTTGTGTTGATGTATATATACACGTTTATGATAATGAGAAGTAACGCGACTATCATCTTACCATAAACTTACATTAAAATTATAATTAAAGATACGGTCAGAATATTATACATGACGTATGAATTACTCCAAGAATGTCTCAAAGATCATTCTGTATCTGATATAGCTAAAAAACTAAATATAGTTAATGGTACTATAAACAGATGGATTTTATTACGCTCCGTTCCATTGAATTA